TAAATAAGGAGAAGATATTTCATAAGCTGATCCACCAGATAATATCTGTCCTTTGTCTTTAAAAAATCTAATATAAGTATTTCCAAATTCTAAAATATAAGTTTGTGTTGTTGAAAATTCAAAAGGTATTAATCTTGTTTTAGCAGCAGAAGATTTTACTTCAGCAATAAATTGAGTTCCAACTCTTCTAGTAGCAGCTCCTTGAGGATGCACTAAAAAGTTTTCTAAAGTCTTTGCACCAGAACTGTACTTTTCAAAATCTGTACGACCATCCATTTTAGGAGAAAACTCTCCAGATACGAATGATGTTAATGCTAATGTCGTTCTTGGCATATTTTTTTAAAAATTTCTTGTTGAGATAAACCTTGTTCTTCTCTTTTACATTTAGAAGTTGGATCTATTTCATGTTCGTTAATAATTTCTACTAAAGCATATCTATAAACTTTAGTGTCATCTCCCCATTGAAAATGAAGTAATGATTTTGGCTCTGAATATTTTTCTAATAATCTTGGATCAAACGATGATTTGGACATTATAATCTAGCATCAACAAATTCTGAACTTTCTATTGTTCCTAATGAATTTTCCGTTGCATCTATAAATCTTGCCTCTCTTAATCTTTCATCTGCTCTAGTCATATATTTATCTGCTAGAGTTGCATTGTTAGTTACCGCATAAGCTAAATCAGCAGCCAGTTGATGTGAGATACTTTCTTGTAAATAAGTATCGTAATTATTTGGATCAGTATCTAATGCAATATAAATTATAAAAACAGTTCCTTCATCGGTAACAATATTTCTACCTTCTAATTTATAATCAATACTTGATGCGATACTATCTGTTGTTCCATTATGAATTTTTAATACTCTTAAACAATCTGAAGGAAGAGCATAAGCATGAGAATATTCTACTACTGGAGCTGTACTGTTTTGAGCTAATTGAACTCTTTTGTGTAAGCAATTCCAGGCATGAGATCTAAATACTCTATTTCTTACTGGCTCATATCTTTGGTTAATTAATCTCGCATTCTTACTATCATCTGTGAATGCTGAAATTGTTGATGCTCCTAAAAGATTGAGAGCTGAATTTGCTATATCTACTGCACTTGCCATTATGTTTGTTCTCCTTGTTCTCTACATGAAAATCTAATTGCTAGCTTCTCATCTTCGAAATCTTCTTTATAAAGTTCGTTTAATAAAAAATGTGATTGTTTGTATCCTTGGTTTATACAAGCGGACCAATTATCAAATGATCCAGTAATACTTTCGTTATTACATTTAGTTTCTGCTGTTGCATAACTACACACATATAAAATTAAAAGGTATTTCATTTAACATTTCCATCTTCGTCTTGCTTGTCTAATTCTTGAATTAGGATTATTTTTAGTTTTTGCAGAAGATCTCTTCAGTTGTCCTAAAGATCTTGCACAATATGATTTTCTTCTTTTCGCAGCCTTTGATCCTTTTTTAACTTTACCAGTTACTGCGGTTTTTAATTTTGATCCTGGATTAGCTCTTCTATAAGCTTTCACTCCAGCCTTTGTCATTCCAGCACCTTTTTTAGTAGGTCTGTAATTTTTTTTATTTCTTGAAATTGCTCTTGCCATTTGACTAATACCTGGCGGATTTCTCCGCCAAGTAAAATGATTATTGACTACTCAACTGTGTACATAACCCAACAATGAATAGAGCCACTTATAGTTGCTCCACCAGTTGTAATTACAATATCAGTTTCCGCAGTTGTTCTGTAACCCAGACCAGTCATCGCAGTATTAGCAGCAGTAGAGCCACCTAACATTGATTGTGTTTGACCAGCAGCATTCCATGTACCAACAGCAGCTAAATATCTGTCATCGTCTCCGCTGTCTCCAACTTTTAAAGTTGAAGATCCGCCTAAAGCATCACACTTTAGAACAACATCCATTATAGTTGCGTTAGTTGGTATTCTACCAATCGTTATATCTGATCCTTGAGCTAAAGAAGAAGCTTCATAGTTATCGTATGAAACTCTCATCTTTCCACCAAGAACTTCGCTGTCCACTTTCACAATAGGATCAGCAGTTATATTTGTGTAATTTACACCTTTAACACTTGCCATGATATATTATCTCCTTATTGATTAAGCTTCATGAGCTTGGATTGTTACAACTTTATCTTCTTCCATTCTTGTTGCACCGATTGACTGGCAAACATAAACTTGATGAGCATAACCTTTGTCAGATCTTTCATCAATTCTAGTCATTAAGTCTTGACCGATAGCCATCTTACAACCATCCATTGCCCAAACTAGGCAAAGTCTTTTAGATGATGCAGATGTAAGTCTGTTAGACACTATAAAGTTGAAGCCAAGGAATGAATTAACTTCTCCATTCGCTAAAGCTTTAACACTATTAAAATCACTAGATGTAACTTCTGTTGTACCTAATAGATCTGTGATCTGTTTTGGCGAAACAGCAATGTATCTAGCGATTGATGGATCAACTGAAGCTGCATCCAAGATCTCTTTTGCAGATCTTAATTTAGCAATAGTTAAACCAGCAGTACCACTTTCAGTTATCTTTTGGCTTGACGGAAGAGCAGTAGATGTAGATCCAGTCTCTCCAGTAAAAGCTGTTCCAGATAAAGCAGCGATAATTTCATCATCTTGAGCTCTTCCTAATGCGAAAGCAGCAGCAGAGGCATAAGATGATGTTGGATCGATTAAAGTACGAATTTTATCTTGGTTATCGATAAGATCTGCGTACTCATAATCAACAAGACTTACTCTTCTTCTTGCATGTGGTGTATCCATCTGTGGAGTATCAGCATGTCTTGTAGTTCTTTTAACTGCAAGAGCACTTCCGACTTGATCGAAAAATGCGTTTTTGCCGACAACAGTTTCTACATCAACAGCAGATCTCAAGAGAGAGCCTTTTTGTTGTGATAGCATTTGTACATTGTTTGAATACTGCTGTACAAAAGCTGTAGTAATTTGATTAGACATATTTCTAATCTCCTTATGTTGTTATGGTTGATTTAATCGACTTGATTGTCTCCAAGAGGAGGTCGTATCTGTGAATTTTAAGACTTCACTTTGTCTTTTTTCTTGGCGGTCTTTTCAGATTGTCGCTTTGAAGTTTGCATAACCCAGTCAAAATAATTTTCAGCTATTGGCAGAGGATCTCTTCGATCATTCTCTGGACCAAATTCAGTTGCTAGTCTTAAACATTCAAGTCTAACTTCTGTGTCTGTTATTATTTCGCCTGGCTCAAATTTTTCATTAGCCATTTAACATCTCTCTTAACTTCAAGACTTCTTGAACTGCTTTGTTATGATTTGGATGTGTTTTGCTCCAATATGCAGATCCTTCTTGAGTTAGTTCGTTAATTTCTTTTTCGATGTCTTTAGCTGTCATGTATTCAGATCCATCGCCTTTGATGATTTCATCTTCAGATAATTTGTCAGCTAGTTCAGAAAAAGCTTTTATAACTTTGATGTTGTCTCCAAGTCTTGATCCATCTTTAAGATAAGTATTTTCTAAAAACTCTGATCCTAAAGAATTAACTGCAAGCTTTTTAGCCTGGTCAAGTCTCTTATTAAACTGTGGTCCAAACTCTGCTTTAAGTTCAGTCTCTGTTTGTAATTGTGCTTGAGCAGCAGCTTCTTCTTGAGATGCAGCTTGATTACCATTCATCTCATTATAAAATTTAATTAAGCCTTCAGCTTGTTTAGGAAGTAATCCTAATTGATGTGCAGCTTTATTAAATTCTTTAACTTGCGTTTGATCCAGTTCTTGATCTTTGATGTTATATTGATAATCATCTGGACTTTCTGGAGCACCCAATTTTTTAAATACTTCATTCCAATCCTCGTCTGTTGCATGTTTGTTAGGAACTGGAATTTTATCAGCTCCAACTAACTTTTGTGCATGGAGATAACTTTTTACGAAATCTTCCATATTGTTAAAATTGTCCAAAGCTTTTTCTTCTTTGAAACCTTCAGGAATTAAATCTTTAAAATTTGTTTCCTGGTTTTCTGCAACTTCAGTTATTACAGTATTATTCTGAACAACTTCTGTTGGCTGTTCAGATTGCTCCGCTGGAGCAGTTGTCTGATTTTCCATTAATATACCTATTGGTTATTTTGATTTTAGAATTGCTTTAATAAAAAGAAGCATTGATCTTTGTCCTTCTAAAAAAGCGGTCTCATGACTGTTATCTTTTGAGAAAGTAGTCGAACTCTCATGACATCTTATTGAGATGTCCTCTAAAACTCTTTTGCCTTC